CTGAAGGTGCGGTATTTCATTGGGGAAAAGAACTCTTCCATAAATCCCCGGTCAAAGGGGTGTACTGTCATCTTCATTTAATGCTCCTATAAAATGTTCGGCATCTACGACTGCCAAAGGTTTTTGCCTATTGCGTTTAATAATTAGCAAGGGTTCGTAGCCCCCTGCGTTTGCTTCTGCTTGTTTCCAAGCCTCCCACAAATTTAATTTCTCCACGTTCTTGCACTCTATACTGTATGGGAAGATCGCTCTAGCCTTTGGGGAGAGCATAACATCCTCACCCCCGGCCCCCATACTGCGTGAGTGTACATCATCTGACTCCAGATCAAAGGTGCTAATTAACAGACATCTGACCCACTGCTGAAGCCTTCTGCCCTTGGACTTTGCGGATGATGTTTTCATTTATTCCCTCTGTTAGTGCAACTCTATCTAATTCACCCATTATACCACCCTTGGGTGGAGTTTGCAATATTGCTTTTGGTAATTGCCCATCATGGTAATAGTTCATTGAGGCTAGGTCAAGTTTAAGATCCAACTCCATCTCAGCCCCATCAAAATGCCTTGCTTTACAAAGACTTAGGTATGCGTCAATCTCTGGGTCATCATGCACCCTGCCCAAAATGATAACGTTGTCTGCCCTGTTGGTGATATCAGCAGATCCCGCGACACTCCATTTGTCTAGCCTGTCTTTAACTGACTGCCCTTTCCTCGCGTGGGCCACAAGTATAACGTGTACCCCTAACTGTCTGGCTGTATTGGCAAGTCCCTGCACCACCTGTTTCTGACCGTTCCAATCATCGCTATTTAGATTCATGGTCATCAGGGAATCGACTAGGAATATATCAATACCTAGTTTGTCGTATGCGTACCGCATAACAGACAGCAGGACACGGGGATTGACTGTGCCGTGTTGGTCATAGAACCACAGTTTGTCATTGCTCCACTTGGTGAACTGCAACCCCGCTTCCATGTCTGGTTTGTTCTGTAGTGATGCCTGTCGCCACATCCTAGCCAACTGCGCCTTGGGGGACATCTCAAGCGATACTGATAGGCACTTATGCCCCTGCTCCATAGCAGACAGCAGACACTGAGAGGCAAACAGGGATTTCCCCGCGCCATTAATCCCCGCAAGGATTGTCAACTCTTCCCCGCGCAGTCTGAACTTATTGTCAAACTGGTTGAATGGGAGTTTAACTCCCTGCAATTGCTCTTCATTAAAGAAGAAGTCAAAGACTTCACTGGTAAAATCATTAGACGGCCTGACCTTACGCTCTACTGATCCAACACTATCATACCGCTTTAATTCTTTTTCTGTGATTTCCATCTGCCGTATCTCCAGTTTCCGCCGTGGCGGTAGTATTGATCGAATGATTTAAGGTGAGTGTTATAAAACTTGCTCCAATCCATTCCCCTGATTCTGACCTTGTTTGAAGTTTCAACCCTCAATGGGTTATTGTGGTCATTGTCTAGGAATTTTTGAGGTATTCTACCAGACATATTCTGGACACGCAAGTATATTTTCCACGCCTCAATCATCATCTTATTCGTAGTTCTGCGTGAGCGGGATAGAATGTCTAGACATTTAACCGCGCTCTTCATCATTGTTTCAGACTCCACATCCCCTTGGTGGCGTACAGTTGCCACCATTCTTTTGGGAATGTTTCTGAGAATCCGTAATGCTCTCTTCTCAATCATACTGCCTTCGTTTGTCATCCTCCTCTGACATGACATAATCGTATTCTTGGAGCAGGAATCCCCCGTGCTTAACCAGTTTTTCTAAAGCCTCTGGAGTTATCCTGAACCCATCGCCATCCAGTTCAATTGTTAGTTCATTGCTGTCATCCATATATGCTTTAACGTCACTGACAATTAGATTGTCAAAATATTTATCGACCTCTTGGTGAACCCTTTCATTGACGGCCTCTTCAAAATCCTCGGCATAAGACTGTGCTTTTGAGAAGGCGTTAAAATCTCTTTCGACTGGATCAAACATTTTACTCTCCGTAGTTATCGTAAGTATAGTCTGCAATCTCTTCAAAGTCAATCTCTTTATCAAGCAATTCCCAAACTTTTTCGATGGTAGATTCCTTGATATATCTGTGCATTGACTTGGTGGAATAGTTCATTAAATCCCATTTTACATCATCAAAGTTTTCTTTAGTCAGCATTTTCTTTTTCCTCTAGTTGATCCATTGTTTGATTCATTAGTGCTAACACTGCAACCAATTGTCGCATACCTTCTTCCAGTTTGTCAACCCTTTTTTCAAGATCAGACTTGAGGGTTGATTTTTTCCAAGCATAATTATAACCATCTAAGTTTGCACCGCTCATTAGTCTAGCCTCGATTGTGCGTAGCACTTCACGCCGTTTGCTTCAAGATGCCTAGCGTAGGCGACAGCACCTTCCTCTTTTGATGAAATGTTTTGGGTGGCGTGGCCTGATGGATTCCAGATATCATACCCGCCATTCCATGCAGTGTGATCCACAATCCCCGCCTTCTTTAACTGTCTGGCGAATGATTGGGTAGCAGGGGTGATCTTGACCCATGCAAACCCGCAAGCATCCCATTCCCCATGTTCGGCAAGGTGGGCATCTGTGGCCCTCCGGGCCAGTGACAATGCTTCTTCGTGAATTCGACATGCTTCTTCTTGTTTCATTCCTTTCCCCCAATTTGCCCTTCGATTGTAAGGCATCATGTTATTCTCCCAAATCGTTTATGTTGTGCCAATCTTCTGGCAATATACCAGTGATTAACATCTCCCTCTCAGCAGGGTACAGGTAGCGGAAAGCGTTCTGTACCAGTTCCCCATCGGCCCAATCTTGGGCATCTTGGAATGGGTCTGAATCTCCCCATCCGTCTTTCTCCATTTCACTGAAGGTTACAGTAAAGACGGCCCTGTTTCCAGTGAAAAGATTCTTGGTGTAGAATAGGTATCCACCTTCACCCTTCTCAATTTTCTCAAGTGCTTTGTAGATCATTTGTGTGTCCTTATAGAGAGTCAGTAACCGAATGATACAGGATAGACTCAGGCCTGTCAACAACAATCTGCACATTTTTATCTAATTAATTTAAGTCATTGATATTAAAGGGATAATCCCTAATAGATAATAGTATTGACAGAAATACCTTTTTAAATTAGAATGGTCATTGAGTGGTGGACTCTTTAAATCATGTGGCTCTTTTCCTGCCACCATCTACCAGATAGGGAATTAGATTGATGGCGCTTACTGGCAACCCGGCGCTGTAGCCGTATCCCGCAACATTCGCGGGGTGCTGTATAAAACAGGTTTAAGTGATATTATACCCGAAAGGGATCACCGCCCCCGTATACGGCGTGTATTGTATACCCCTGATAATAATCAATCTGTAGGCTACCGTCCTAGATAGGGTCTACCTATCACATAGGGGTTGCCTAGCAGTATGCCTAAATTATAACTGTTGCATAAATACAACAAAATGAGTAGCGATAAAACAACACGCGCCAGACGGCGAAACCTAGTGCAGAAACATTCCCATGATAATTATAAGGGATATAGGCATAAACCAAAGACCGCCTATCAGCGCGATTCTAAGGCCGTCAGACAGGAGATAGCCCTAACCCTAGGGGATAGTACCAAGGGGCCGTAATCAGGCCGTGCAGGCCAACTGAGGGCCTTGCAAGGCGTGTTCTACCGTTATCGTCCACGCATAAAAAAACCCGCCCATTATAGGCGGGTCAATAATAAGATTGGTTTATGGTTTAGTTACTTTACCGTCACAATGAATTTAGAGTCTAGTGGATCTATAGATTGACCCTTCGCGAGTTTATATTTCAGTCCTACGATAGCGCCCTTGCGGGTCAGATTGTCGATATCAGATTTGTCGCCATCGTAAACCTTACGGCCTAAGAATTCAGTCGGCATATCGCCGTTAAAGACTACGCTCATGGGTTGGTCAGTTTTAAGAGCCAATGCTACGCTTTTCTGATATGCGATAGCAGGGCTGTAGGAAAACATCAACTGATAGTTTTCTGGCGTATTCCCCAATCTGGATGCTACTTTAGTGTAGTCGTAGAACCTTAATTCTGGGAATCGTTGCGGGATAGCGCCGTATGCTTCGGTATGCCATGGGTAATCAGATAGGACGTTCAAACGGACATAACCCTGCAAACCACGTTTGGCACAGTATTTTGAGAAGGTTTTTAGTTCTGCTACTAGATCAGCAATAAATCCGGCACGGTCAGAATTCAGATAATCAAGTTTAGACTGGCGAGAATCCACCACATTCTGAAAATTTCCCCGGCCCGAAAACCTTAAGCATGATTCGCCACACCCGGCAATATCCATAAATGGGCATCCCTTTTTATTAGGCAATAGGGATAAACCAGCAACACGCAATGTTTTATCAAGATTATTCTTTTTCAGTTTGGGGTTACCGCCTGCCGTATCAAGTAGTTTCATTTTGCTTTTTCCTTTGTTGTGGTTGCACCCGAAAGCCCCACATTTAGCGGGGCGCTCAGGTTGATTAATGGCTAGTCTAGCCGGATAGGGTAGGCTTGTAAAGTATCACTGGGCCTGCATTGTTGCGGGTAAACATTAGAACCTTTCTGGCATCATGTAATTCCCCGCCAGTGACGGCATCAATGAAGGTATCATTCTTATAGGGGTTATACGTTGCCGTATGCCATCCTACCGCTTTCAGTGATTCGATATCCTCACGGCAGAATTTGACCAATTGAGGGCTTAATATTACTGTATTAGCATCTTCCCCGTAATGAATTTCGTGGGCATTATGGTTTGATCCAATACTGGGCGCGGGATAACCTGAAACCCTAGCGTGTACATTCTTTCGCCTTGTTTCCCGAACCTTTCGCTGTCCTGCTTTGGATACGTTAAACCGGACATTCTCAAGGAGTACACCATCGGCGTGGGCGTACACTTTCCCGCCCTGTTGGACGCTGAAACAACTTTTGTGAAGGTTAAAGTACACTTGTGATCTTTTCATGGTCTTGGTTCCTATGGTTTGTTTACCCGAAAACCCCGGATAGACCGGGGTTCGTAGGTTGATTGAAATTGGTGATTAGTCGTAATCCATCGTCACGGTTTCGACAATTCTTGAAGTGAATTTGTCTGCACTGTAATCAGCGACAACATACTCCGGTTCGTTACCGTAGCAAAAATATACCTGACCATGGTTTATGAAGAGGACATCACCATCATCTGTCTGGCACATCTCATTCAGTATTCTTTTGGCATCGTCTGATTTGCTCACAACGGTTTCTTCACCGTCAAATACTGAGATTGTGTGGCCCTTTTCGCTCAGGACTGCGTTGATGATACGTGAGGCTATTTCTCTTTCGATTGGGTGCATTAGTATTTCCTTATTTGCTTATTCTGGGGCTGTTGTTGCCCGGTGATTGGATTATCCATACTGGATTCAGAAAGTCAATCTTTTTGCACACGATGTTTTGATAGGGGTATAAAGGGAGTTTATGATGTCCCGGCCTCACACTCACACACTCCCCAAAAGCAAGCAGATTCTTTTTATGCCGGTATAAATAGATTCTATTGGACATGGGGTCACTGATCTGCAAAGCCACAAAAATAATAACCATACTATTTGAAAGGTTATTGCTGCAAACCATAAGGCCAACGCTGGTTATAAATAGATTTAATAATTCGCATAGACTCAGTTTATGACCCCCCCACCGCCCCTTTTTTTTCTTGCTGTTATATATTATATTGTACACACTCACCATCAGGACATTTTACCCTTTATAAGAATTCTCTAATATGGACGAAGAACAAAAAAGATCAATAGGGGAAATACTGGGTGGATATTTGTCTGATGCTATCCAACCTATAAAAAGAATCCCAGAAGTTTATCAGGAACAGGTTGAATCCGGTATGGATTTAATGGGTTCTGACAGCCTGTTAGACAAAGGTTTGGGTGCTTTTCAGTATGTAAGCGCCCCGATTACAGCGCCATTTGAGGCTTTAAGAGAAGAGCCGATAAAGGACGCTTTGGTATCATTTGGGGTTGATCCTGATACAGCCCGAAATGCAAGCATGATTATGGGTATGGGGCTTGACGTTGCATTACCCGTAACATGGGCAAAAATGGGATTGGATTTTCCTAGAGAAATTAGTACAATTTTGAATACAGTTGCTAAGCCTTTTGAGACAACCGCAAGGTTAGGTACTAATCTAGCAGGAACAGCGACTATGGGAGGGGCGAAGGTTGCACAAAACCTGACAGGTGCTAATATCGTACCAACAGTAGCCAAAGCGGTTGGGCCTCGCAGACTTTCTATGGGTAGATTGTGGACTCCTCAATTTAATACCAGAAAAGACAGTACCACAAAAACAGGAAAATTTCAAGCCCAATTTGAGGCTCCCTCAGTGCAAGGTAGAGGTGGTTGGTATGGTGGGGTTGCAAATAAACTGAATCACTTGAAAGAGATGTTTTCTAGAGCGCGAACCGGGGGAGGAATGGATAGACCTCTTCTCATGGGTGATGATATGAAAACCTACCTCACCTCTCTTGGTGATGATTTATTACAAGAATCAAAACCGGCTCTAGTTACTGGCGGTCATAGTGTAACAGGGCAATTAATGAGGCCAGCGGGTTCTGATGCGCTTGTGGCTCAGATTTTGCAAACCGCTGACACTGCTATGAGATATTTCCCAAATAATCCAGAATCAATAAGGCTAAATAAAATTGTTGATGAAATTCTTAGGAATAAGGTAAACACAACAGTAAGTAAGATGTCTACAGAGCCATCCGTTGTTAGGGAGGTCTTGTTAGATGGATTAGGGCCGGATATGACAGATGATGTTTTATCAAAACAGATTTAAGCCTAACAAAAACACAACCTCATAAGAATGTAAGGATAGCAAGCAAACCGTTTTATAGACCAAATCCGGCAGGTAATTCAGCGTCAAAAGGTTACTCAGTAGACAAGAATACAGGAATCCCAGAAATAGAACCAGACAGTAAATTGTGGGATTGGAATGGAAGGCTTCCGGTATTAAGGGAAGTTCAGATGTTAGTCAACGGGGGGGTAACAGATAAAAAAGAAATCATAAAAATATTGATGGAGAGAAACGACCTTATAAAGGCGGCTTATTTAGCCAGAAACGAACCTATACCCACGATGAAAAATCAACTGAAGGGTTTGGCTGGTGCTAAGGCAAGAGCCATGGCTAAAAGTATTCTTGCAAAATATGAAAAAACTAGGGTTGGTAATTCGGCTCTTAGTCAAAGAGCAGTAGAAAAAATTGGTAATATAAAAAGTTCCCTTGCGAATAATCCATCCCTAAGAAAAACATTAGAGTTTATTAAAGAGGCTTATAAGGTAGACAATGTTGATTTAGATCAGGCTAAGGCATTAAACGACAGGCTTTACAACAGGGATATATTAGAGAAGTTAATTGTAGAAGATGGGAATCATATAAGCGTTTCTCAATGGGTTTTGGGGGAGGATACTCTTTTAGCGACATACCCAACCAGAATGATAATAAATAAAAATGACGGTACAGGCGCTTATGTAATGTACGATCAAATGGCCCCCGGAGTCCCAATTCCCGGTATGCAAGGAATGGGGAATATAGGCTCTGATACACACTCTTTGTATATGGATATAATTCCAATTTCAAAAACGGACTTAAAAAATGAGCCGAATGTATTTAGTTTGGGAATAGAAGAGGCTTTTACAATTCCTAAAAAAAAGGGAAGTCCCGGGCATCAAACCGGAGAATTTCAAAGCGTTTACCCGAAATTAAGAGAAAATTTACTAGGGTTATGAGAACCGAAAAACAAGAAACATTTATTGAGCAATACTGCCTGCATGGTAGTGCCGCTAAAGCCGCACAGATCGCAGGGTATTCCCATCCCAAGCAAAGAGGGTATGAGTTAAAAAACCAGTTCTCTAAAGAGATAGAATCCCGTACACGCAAGATGATTCAAGACTGTGTGCCGGGAGCCTTATTGCAACTGAAATCTCTTTCAGAAGGCGCTGAGAGCGAGTCTGTGCGACTTGGCGCTGTGAAGGATATACTGGACAGGGCTGGTCTTAAACCCACTGAGAAGATTAAACAGGAAGTGTCACACGTTGAAGAAAAATCCACAGAAGAGTTGCAGAGGGAACTAGAGGCTTTACTTGGAACAAAACATTGAAGCGGCTATTCAGATAGCGAAAGAGTTAAGGAAAAGAGAACGCTTTAACAAGATCGACTTCTACGATCCGTACCCATACCAACAGGAATTCCACGAAACAGGGGTAGGTAATAACCAACGCTTATTGATGGCGGCTAACCGTATAGGAAAGTCTTATTGTGGGGCCGCAGAGATGGCCTACCACCTTACAGGACTATATCCTAAATGGTGGAGGGGTAGAAGATTTAACAGGCCCATTACAGCATGGGCCGGTGGTGTGTCAAACGAAACCACAAGAGATATTGTACAAGCAGAGTTATTGGGTTCTCCCGATGATCCAGAAGCCTTTGGCTCCGGCGCTGTTCCTAGAGAATGTATTATAAAAACTGAACGCAAGCCCGGAGTTCCAAACGCCAAGTCCGTAGCCCTAATACGGCATACTTCCGGTGAGAACTCTTCTTTACACTTTAAAGCCTATGAAATGGGCGTAGACAAGTGGCAGGGTAGATCGGTAGATGTGGTATGGTTGGATGAAGAACCATCCAGAGAACTGTACTCACAGAGCGTAACGCGAACCCTAGACAGGAGAGGAATGGTCTACATGACATTTACCCCTGAATCAGGCATGACTGAAACAGTTGCCGCCTTTATGAACCAAATAAAGAGGGGGCAAAGCCTAACAAACGCTACATGGGATCATGCCTCAGAACACGTAAAGTCCATGAATGGGAAGAAGGGACATCTTTCTGAAGAAGCAATGGAGCAAATCCTGTCTGCTTACTCCCCCCATGAAAGGGAGATGCGTAGGTTTGGCAGACCTTCTATAGGCTCTGGCTTAATCTTCCCATTGAACGAAGAAGATTTAATGATTGATCCAATAGAAATACAGGATCATTGGCCGCGCATAGCCGCCATAGATTTTGGTTGGGATCATCCCACGGCTGTTGTCTGGTGTGCAATAGATAATGAAAGTGATACTTTCTACATATATGATTGCTATAGAGCATCCAAGGCAAGCCCCACGGTACACTCCGAGGTGATAAGGCAACGCCCTTATTTCATTCCGATAGCCTACCCGCATGACGGAAATCGCAGGGATAGCATGGGAAACCCCGGTCTTGCTGAACAGTATAGGGGTCATGGGTGTAACTTTCTATTACAGCACTTTACTAATCCTCCCGGGTTAGGGGAAAAGAAAGGCTCTAACTCAGTAGAGGAGGGGCTTATGGCTATGCTACAAAGCATGGAGAATGGAAACTTTAAGGTATTCTCTACCCTGTCTGATTGGTTTGAAGAGTTTAGAATGTACCACAGAAAGGAAGGTAAAGTAGTAGCCCTCCGTGATGACTTAATGAGCGCAACACGATACGCCTTCCAATCACAACGCTATGCCATAGCGGGAACTGACCCCGAATGGACTAGCGACATAACTTATAGGAATTACGGAATTGTCTGATAAAGAACGAGAACTGATATCACGAATTCAAGGAGAGATTACAGGCTCTCTTGGGTATGATGGAGAGATATCGGAACAGCGGGAAAAGGCTCAGGAATATTACTATGCGTTGCCCTTTGGTAACGAGGTAGAGGGCCGCAGTCAATACGTTGATTCCACTGTTCAGGATACAATTGAATGGATTAAACCGTCTTTAATGCGAGTATTTGCCTCTGGTGATGAGATGGTTAAGTTTACACCTCACGGCCCGGAAGACGTAGAAGCGGCAAAACAGGCCACGGATTACGTCAACTACGTCTTTACAAAAGATAATTCGGGCTGGGAGGTTCTTTATTCTTGGTTCCATGATGCGCTTTTACAAAAGAACGGTATTGTAAAAGTGTGGTGGGATGAATACGAAGAAGCCAAAAGAGAAGAATATCAAAATCTTGGCGACCTTGAGTTTGAATATTTAATCTCAGGTGATGACGTAGAGGTTCTTGAGCATACCGCAGTTGAAGGGCCGGAAGGTATGTACCATGACGTTGTTATCAAGCGTAGTAATTATGATGGAAGAGTTCGTATAGAGAATGTACCCCCCGAAGAATTCTTAATTTCCAGAGAAGCAAAGTCAATCAAAGATGCTAGGTTTGTTTGTCATAGAGTAAAAAAGACTTTATCAGAACTTCGCATAATGTACCCCGATGATGACTTTGGTGTTGAGGACTTGGGCGGCGGCGATAACATGATGGATTTCAACGAAGAGCGTTTAGCCCGTTATCAGTTTGATAATTCAGATAGTATGGCCGGAGTATTCAACGGAGGCGAAGAAGAAGCACTAAGAGAATATTATCTACACGAATCATTTCTTAGAACAGACTTTGATGAAGATGGAATTGCAGAATTAAGAAAAGTTTGCACTGTCGGTGATTACGTTTTTTCTAACGAAGAAATTGATTACACTCCGTTTGTTTCTATTACCCCGCTAAAAATCCCACATAAGTTTTTTGGGTTGTCAGTTGCAGACCTCGTAATGGACTTACAGTTAATCAAGAGTACGCTAATGCGTAACCTGATGGACAACGCCTACAACCAGAACTTTGGTAGATATGCAGTTCTTGAAGGTCAAGCGAATTTAGATGACCTCCTAACCCAGAGGCCGGGGGGCGTGGTTCGGGTTAAATCCCCTAATGCTGTTACGCCCTTGGCTACCCCTCCCCTTGAGCCTTACTCATTCCAGATGCTAGGATATCTTGATGAGGTAAGGGAATCAAGATCAGGAGTAAACAAAAACACTCAAGGGATTAATGCAGATGCTTTAACGTCACACACTACGGCTACCGCTGTTAATGCTGTGATGACTAACGCCCAGTCAAGAGTGGAAATGATTGCAAGACAGTTTGCAGAAACTGGCGTTAAAGAATTGATGAATTATATTTATGAACTTCTGCTTAAATATCAGGATAAAGAGCGAGTGGTTATGTTGCGTAATGAGTGGGTTCCTGTACGCCCTGATATGTGGAGCGATAAGATGGATTGCACTGTTTCTGTTGCTCTTGGAAATGGCTCAAAGGATCAGCAAATGGCTCACCTGTCACAGATGTTGCAGTTTGCAGGACAGGCTATGTCTGGTGGATTACCTATTGTAACTCCGCAAAATATGTACAATCTTGGGGCCGCACTTATAAAGGCAATGGGCTATCAGAATGTTAATGATTTCTTAACACCTCCCCCGCCTCCGCAACCTGAACAGCCTAACCCAGAACAGCAAACGGCTATGATGGAACAACAGATTAAAATGAAAGAGTTGGAAATAAAACAAGGCGATTTACAAGTTAAAATGATGAAAGTCCAGCAGGACGCACAAGAAGCCGCTGTAGATGCCCAACTTAAAGCCGAAGAACTAGCCCTTGAACGAGAACAGAAAAGGGCTGTAGCAATAGGAGCAACATGAGTAGAGATATAGAACACGCGAAAAGCCTTCTTAATGACCCTCTATATAATGAATCATTTGAAAAATTAGCAGAAAATATTTATAACACTTGGGCGCATTCAAGTGTGAACGATGTCGAAAGCCGCGAACAATGTTGGCTTTCATTACGACTCCTTGAGAGACTTCGCCTTCATCTAACCAGTATTGTAGAAACCGGAGAGATGGCGGAAAAACTTAAGGAATACCACATATAAGGAGAATTTGTTATGGCGGATACCATTGACCCGCTTCCAGTAGCACCCGGTAGTATTACCGAAGCACAAAATGCTTTTCTTGGATTAATGGAACCTGAAGAGGAGAAACCACAAACCGAAGAAAGCGCACCTACGGAAGATGTTGAAGAGTCTACTGAGGAAACTCAAGACGAACCATTGGAAGAGGATGTCCTTGAAGAAGAGGCCGAAGAGGAATCTGAGGAAGAATCTGAAGAGGAAGAGTTAGACGAAAATGAGGTTGAAGAGGAACCTGAATTTTATTCCGTCAAAGTTGACGGTGAAGAATTTGAGGTAAGCCTTGACGAACTTGTACAAGGGTACTCCCGTCAGTCTGACTATACTCGTAAAACGCAAGAACTTGCAAGCCAAAGAGATCAAATGGCTCAACTGCAACAGCAGTGGAATAATGAGATTTCTGAAGCACAGGCGGAGCGTCAGCAATACATGGATGCACTTGGACAATTTGTTCAAAACTCTATGGCAGGATTAGAACAGTTTGGTAATATTGATTGGGAACAACTTCGTGAAGAAGATCCCATTGCATTTGTTACCAAAAAAGAAGAGTTCCGTGATGCTCAAGAACGTGTTAGGCAAGCGCAAGCCCAGCAACAGTTTGAGCATGATAAACAGAATAAAGAAATTGCTAAAATGCGTCAACTGG